ATGTTGAGAAAAGTTTATAGAACCTTCGTTTGTTTCTTCTGGTGTACCAATTTCTAATTTAACATATTCATTACCTATGATTGGTAATGTTTCTGATAAATCTTTTGTATCGGCGAATGTGATATCTGCAGAAATTGCATTTGAAAATAATTCTTCATAGACATTTACTTCAATTAAAACACCCTCTAAATCAACTTCACCACCTGCATGTGTAATTATTTTACATTCTAGTACCTGGTACTGACCAGCATACTGCATACCCAAAGGACTCTTTGCCATTAACCTGTACCTTCACTCATCAATGTCTTAAACTCTTTAATAAATTGAACTAAAAAGTCTTTTTTTAATAATCTTATTTGACCTCTTTGAATTTGTAAATCTTCTTCAAATTGATAATTACTAACACTCACTGCTGTTGGATGACCAGTTTTATCTGGACCAATATTAATAACCTCACTTGTATCTCCAGATGTTTTTGTAATTTCAAAATGATGTATACCATTAGGATTTGAATATTTGTCTTGTAAATATTGTTCAAAGGCCTCTACACCCATAGGCCACTGATGAAATCTGTCTATAACATCATTTACTATCAATACAACCCAATGTAATGATGCATCACCATAATATTTAAATGCAATGTCTTCAGGTTTCTCACCCATAGCAACTTGGTAATAATCAAATACTTTTGTATTTGCCGATGCATTCACAGCCAATTTGACTCTTTTTAATATATGTGTGAATTGTGATAGATTACCATCACCTTTTATATCATAATTTAATTTAGGAAATTTAGAAAAATACATTAAAAACCTTCCTTAGCTCTTTCTTTAGTAATAATTTCAAGTTCTTTAAATTGTAACGACATCTCTGATTCAACAGGTGGTGTGTCACCTTCATCATCAGGTACATGCGCACTATATCGTCCGCCTCCATACTTGACATTTAGATTTTCTAAAACACAAGTAGAAACTTTATTTAAATATGTATTGTGGTCACCTTTACCGACCCAATGATATTCTATGTCAAATACATCAGGTGTAACGAAAACTCTTGATTTACCTTGGTCACCTTCAACTTCTGGTAACATATGAAATTTAAATATGTTTATTATCTCTCTGACCATTTTTGCTTCTTCCATACTTTTTGGTAAAAACTTAAAATTATAACTAAATGACCTTTTAGCAACACCACTAAATATTAATTCCATTCTATCAGTTGTAACTTTACCGGTTCTTGCAAAATCTAATGCCTTTGAACCAGATGCAGCAGTATCAAGTGCATTTCTTGCCATTTCTGGTGCAGCTTCTTGAAGCTCTCCACTTGCAGCTTGAACTTTATTTTCAGCACCCATAACATTAGATACCCCTTTAGCTATCATACCAATTTCTTTATCTTCATATGCAGAGTTATATGTAACTTCTACTTGTGCAGGCATATATAATGCTATTACCATATCTGTTCGTGTTGTTGGTGCTCTTGTATGTGTAAATATCTTTGTAGGTTTATTAGCACTTCTTCTAGGATTTAATTGTTGAGCCTTTGTAGACCCAGACATAAATGATGAAGTTGCTGTGCCACTTGCATTTTTACTTGTGCTAGTGCGACTTTGTGAAGATTGTTCTGAATTTTCTGAGGGATTTAAGTTCTTTGATGCTTGACCAGAATTATCATATTTTAATTTACCAACATCTTGAGTATTCACATAAAACAATATGAAATGTCCTTGATTGGGTGTGCCACCTAAATCTAAAGGGTATTGAAAAACTCTTTGACCTGACTTATTACCACTAACAGAATTATAACCACCTGCAAATGGGTCACCTAATGATTGTGAACCTAAAGAGTTTCTACCATTTAGAAACGAACCTAGTTGATTAGTCAAACCACCAGAAAATAACTTAGTTGAAAAAACCATATAAATATTCCTATGAGTTATAGTGGCCGTTATATTCCTACACATCCCAAAAAATATAAAGGCAATCCTACTACTATTTATTACAGAAGTTTGTGGGAGCGTAAATTTATGGTATATTGTGATAAAAATGACAGAATACTAGAATGGGGTTCAGAAGAAATACAAATACCTTACTTTTTACCTACAGATGGTAAATATCACAGATATTTTCCTGATTTCTATATAAAATGTAAAAGAGCAGATGGTAATATAAGAAAAATGATTATAGAAGTCAAACCAAAGAAGTTTACAAAAAAACCTCAAATACCAAAAAGAAAAACAAAAGCATTTGTAAGAGAAGTTTATGAATGGGGTAAAAATAGTGCAAAATGGGAAGCTGCTAGAGAGTATTGTAGGGATAGAAATATGGACTTTCTAATTCTTACCGAGGACCACCTAATGCCCAAGTATAAATAATATTATATGAGTATATTTGACGAAATACGAAATCTACGAAAAACTGGTAGAGAACCATATCAGTGGTATCGTAATAGAATTAGAGATTTGGGTGCACCGTCTTCTAGTGATTTAATCAAAGATGGTAGACTTTCTGGTAGAGTTAATTTTGGTAGATTGAATATGTTTTTGTATAACCCAAAATATAAAGACAAACTACCTTATTATGATGTGTTTCCGCTAGTGTTACCTATAAAAAGATATAGTGACGGATTTCTAGGTATTAACTTTCATTATCTTCCTTATGCATTGAGAGCAAGATTAATGAAAAGATTAGAAGATGATGCAAGAGGACCACAAAGTGATATGAGAATTCTTACATCATATGGTAAACTACAAAATGTAAATATAGTGAAACCAACTTTAAAAAGATATCTATATCAATTTACTAGAAGTAGGTTTAGAAGAATAGATAGTGAAGATTTTGTTACTGCATTGATGTTACCTGTACAAAGATTTAGAAAATCAAGTGCAGCTAAAGTATGGGCAGATAGTAGAAAGGTAATATAGTGTTTAACTTAAAACAATGGAAACAAACTTTCCTAACTCAAGAACAAGCTCAAACAAATAGATTTGAGATTATGATAAATTTACCTAAAGTTTTGAGTGGTAGCTCTGAGGCTGCAAGATATGTCAGTTTAAGATGTGAAAATTTTCAATATCCTGAAAGGTCAATTCTATCTGCAGCTGATGATAACATTTATGGACCACCAAGAGAAATGCCACAAGGTGTTGTACAAAGTTCTACAATCACAGGCACATTTTGGTGTAACAAAGATTTAGAAGAAAAAGTATTCTTTGAAGAATGGCAAAAACAAATATACCAACCAGGAACATATAATATGAATTATTATAATGACATTGTTGGTGAGATACATATCTTTCAATTATCAAAAGGTAGAAGTGCTTCAATACCAGGTAACTTTTTAACTTTTACTGGTGCAACTGAAGAAAAAACAAAATACGGTGTCAAACTGTTTGAGGTTTATCCAAAAACAATACAAGCACAAGAATTAAATACAGATTCTGGTTTGCAAAAATTATCAATAGATTTTGCATACAGATATTGGGAAGGTATTGGTCGTGAACCTTCTAAAAATTTAAACGACTATATTGCAAGTAATTTCCCTGGAAGTAACAAGAATGAATTATTTGATGTAAAAGGTATATTAACAGATATACTAGGTAAATCTGGTGCGGGCCCATCGGTAGTAGCTGGTGGTAGAGCTGCGGCAGATTTATTATTAGAATAGGAGTGAAATATTATGGCTTTACCTAAACTTGAAACGCCAACATATAAAATAAAACTACAAAGTTTACAAGATGAAATAGAATATAGACCATTTCTTGTAAAAGAAGAAAAACTATTGATGATAGCATCTGAAACAGGTGATGATAAAAATATTATGAAAGCAATGTTAGACATTATAAATGAATGTACATTTCATAAACTTGATGTACAAAAATTACCTATGTTTGACATAGAATTTTTATTTTTACATATCAGAGGTAAATCTGTGGGTGAACAAATAAAAGTAAATATTACTTGTCCAGATGATGAAAAAACAAGAGTGGAAAAAGAAATTGATATTAATCAAATTAAATTATCAATAAATGAAAATCATACAAATGTGATTGATATAACAGACAACATCAAAACAGTTATGAAATATCCTAGTATGAAAGAAGTTACAAGTATTAATTTAAAAAATACTCAAGAGTTTAATAATTCGGTAAAAATCCCCTATTTAGGAATCAAAGAAGGAAGTGTGAGAGGTAATTTATATATTTATAAAGAATTAGATTTAACGATTCAAAATAAAAATCATTATCGTGAAATACTAAAAGAAATATTTA